TTTAAGATCTATTCTTTTCTGAACTACAGATTTATATATACCTGAAGTATAATTATCTCTTTAAGCCTCATCTTTAATACTGATTTCAATAGGAATATTATAAGTATATTCAACCTCAGCATAATAAGAAGTAGTTGGACTAAATTGATCAGTATTCCATCTAACTAAAGCATTATCTACATTAACAGAATAATCATAAGTAGAACTGGATAAATCAAAACCACCAGTCTTTTCAGTAGTCGGGTTTGAACTACTATCACAATATACTTTAACAGCAGTAGGTTTAGAAGGTAATTTAACACTGGTAGTAGTCCAATCTGTTTGAGATCCGTTTAATTGATATGGACCCATTGAAGTAGTAATAGGCTGAGGCGCTCCTTGAACTACAATTTCATTAAATAAAGCAGTTGCATCAATATCCCATTTAGGAGGCAATACAACATTAATCCCTACTTCAAGATTAACTGAAGAAGTCCTAAACCCCTTAGGCTCAAAATAAACCTTATCATCATCCTCATTATAATAAAACTGAAAATCTATAGTATTAGCAAGTTCATCTAAAGCATCAATCAAATATCTACGCCTAAACACAATCTCCTTTACTATATTAATAGTTCCAGTATTTTGAATACTACTATCATCATAATTAAGATTAGTATATCTATCAAGTAAATCTTTAAATATCTCAGAAACAACACCTGCCTCAGGATCTAAATCATAAGTATAAGATGTATTAACAATAGTGGTTTTAGTAGTACTTAACTTATCTTCACCTGTAATCTTAACAAAACCATCATTAAAACTAACAGATCTAACATAACCACGAAATATATTCTCCTCATCAGAAGTAACAATTCCACGCTTAATAATAATCTCCTCACCATTCAAAGTCTTTTCAGTAAAATCTAAAACAGCAGACAAAGATTTCTTAAAACTCATTTCACAAGTCTTAATATTATTATCAAATATATCTTTAACATTAGCACTAGTAACATAACTAGTAACATCAACACCAGATATACTAAAAAAATGTAATTTAGGAGCTAAACTCATAAGTTTGCACCCTCTACATATTCAAGACTAAAAGGAATACTATTTGGATCAGTAACAACAATTGAACTATTATAACTCATAATGAATATAGTAAGTTCATCGTGTAAACCATCATTAAATAAATAACCTTCTTGTAATCCTGTAATAAGTGCATCAAGCCACTTATCCTGATCAATAGTAGTTAAAGTTGTTCCTGTTGAAGTCCTTGAAGTATCAGCTAAATTTAAATGTCCCGACATAGTAATCCGTCTTGTAGCACCGTTAAAATCATTAACAAATGTTTCATTACTGGGACTCATAGGCATAGGCATTACATCTAAACTAGCATCTGAAGTCCTACTTATACTTTCAACATCACCATTATTAAATGTAAATGTTACATTATCCTTATTCTTAATTGTTATTGCCATATAATCACCTATCTAAGGGGCTTACTTTCCCACTTCTCATCATATCTAAAGATCGGTCTACATTAGCAACATCAATTCCCATAGAAGAATATTTAGATTGAGCATCTTTTCTAGCTTCTTTTTTAGCTTCTTCTTTAAGTTTTCTAAACTCTAATTTAGCCATAGTTACAAACGCACTTATAGAGCTTATACTTTCTGTTGCAAAACTATTAAACCCATTATCCCAAGCTTTAGTTATACTATTATCTCCAGTAGGATTAAATATAGACTCAACAACCGCTTTACTCTGAACTGCAAACACATCACTTGCATCTTTATCGAACTTATCAGCTATTTCTTGAGTTTTACCAGCAATCGCACCCATCATAGTTAAAGTTAATTCATCCACTTTAGTATTCATACCATCAACAAGTGAATCAACATTAATATTAAACATTCCTGTAGCATTAAGTAAACTAGATCCTAAATAAGCCATCCCTGATAGCATTAATTTTATAGCTTCACCTGTTAAATACGAAATAACTGTTGAAAGTCCACCTAATAAAACAGTACCAGACGCCGTAATCATATCTTGACCCTCTGTAAAATCACCACTGGCTTTTGCTTTCATGCCCCCTTTCATCAAACTATTACTAAGGGTTATAAACGGTTTCATCAATTGATTAACAGCTTTTACAACAGGTCTCATCATCATTAACATAGGTTTTAACATCAGCATAAAAACATCAGCAATAGGCTTTAACATCATAGTAGCCATAGTAACAGTAGCACTAAGCATATTCAATAAAGGCTTAAATGACTTCAATAAAACCCAAATAGCACCCATAATAGATGCAGTCTTAGTTAAACTTGCATTAGCACCTCCTTGAGCACCTCCTTGAGCACCTCCTTGAGCACCATTGCCCATATTTACATTAGCGCCTCCGCCAATAAGTTGTATAATTGCTATTTCTTCTGCCATTTATCCTCCAAAACTGTTGTTCATCTGATGAACATAAAACTGATAATATAACTCAGCTTCTTCATAATCTAATTGATCTAACTGTTCGGGCATACAACCAAAGGATTTACAAAGAATAGCTTGTTTAATTATATCTTGAATATAATAATCATGCTTATTTGATTTAAATCCCTTTAATGCATCCCTTAGTCTTTTTTTTTATTTAATAACTCTTTAGGGGCATTAAGTTTTTCTAATTCTATACAAATAAAATCAAAAGCTCCTAAATCAATTTCATCTTCTTTAAATATTTCTTCCTTTTTCTCAATTTCCCACAACTTCTTAAAAAAAGGTGCTTCAACAACACCATATAAAAATAACCATTTCTGATATAAACCTGTATCTGAATGAGAAGTTACGTTCCCTTGCTTATCGTTTTTAATTAACATGACTTTACTTCGCAACTTAGTCATACTATTAGGACCTAATTTTCTAATCAATACTACATCGCTTGGCTCTAAACCAGGCACATTTGTTAATTCTTTTGTTTCCATCTTCGTTACTCCTTAAAATAATTAAAATAATTAAGCTATTGTTTCAACAGCAGTAATAGTTTGACCTGTAATACTTATATTCTCAGTAATAGTTTCAGCAACCTTTTCTTTACTTGAATGATCATCTATAATAACATTAGTAAGAGTTAAATCACAAGTATCAGTAGAATTAGCAAAACCTAATTTTAAAGTATCATATACAGTATTAGCTAACACAGCGTCTTTAATATCATTATTAAGATAAGCAAAGTCAACAGATAATTTAATATCAAAACCTTGTGCTATTGCATTTTGTGCATGTTTAGAACCTATTCCAGGTCTAAGATCAAAGTTATTAGTAAGAGTTAACTCAAAGTTATCTATAATATTAGGAAACGCAACACCAGTAGGTAATTCTAAAGACGCACCAGTAAAATTATAAATATCTAAACTAGGATAATCAACAGCTGCAATAATAGTAGTTGTATCATTACGCTTAGCAGATTTTAAACTAAAACTAACTTCAACAGGATTACCTTTACTAGCTTTGATGGATACAGATTCAACAATTGTTCCCAACCATACACCATTTTGATCAGTTGCACTAGAACCAGGATTATCAATAGGTCGATCTAAAGTAAAACTAGGTAGTACATCTGCCATAGTATAAGTCTTAGTTGAAGTTCCACTAACAGAACCTAATACATACTCTAAAAATGACCAATTAAATACATCACCATCTAAAGTAAGCTCATGAGTTTCAACACCTGGAACAGATTTAACAATTGTTCTTCCAGCAGTAGTAGAAGTTTTATTAGCTCTCCTGTGCTTCATATCAGTTCCAATACTAGGACTGAAATTATTACACATACATAAATGAGTATTACATGTTGATTGTTCAACCGCATAAGCAGTTTCTTTTCCTAATAGCACAAATGAATTAACACCTGCAGCAGTTTCTATATTTGCCATTTTATTTATTTAACCCCGCAATATCTACTTGCATCTCTCGTAAAACATACAAAGAATCGTGATTCATATCTTTTTGTGATTGTAACATATCTGAAAGAATCTTATTCTGTTCTTCTAATAATTGTATTATTCGCTCTTCCATAATGACCACCTTTTATCTTGGTGATAGAAATAAGCATGCCAAAAAGCATATAAAAGCATACCTATCCCTAAAACACCAAAGAATTTAAAATTTGTAAAGTACCAGTCGTGAATACCAGTATAATGAAATAAAATACCAACTATTACATCGGATATTCCCGCCATAAAAGAAGCTTTAATAACTCTCTCTTCACTTCTCATAGTTATACTTCCCCACAATATCTAACGCCTGAGACATTAGTTTATTATTACCTAAATCTTTAGGAGTTAATATAACAGGACCAATTGATTTAAGTTGAACATAAGATCCAATATAATACCAGTTATGTAAATTAAGCTTAATCTTATTTCTCATATCTATAATATACTCGTTTAAATCATTTTGTGATAAATCATAACACATAATAGTAAAGTTTAAATCTGAAACATCTACACCTTGAAGTCCAGCAGGAGTAGAAGGGGAGTCAACTAACCCCAAACCAATACGTGGAAATTGAGATATAGTTAACTGAGTTTTAGGGAAATCACCCCATATTTTATCAGAACCAAAATCATATATAATCTCTGAAGCTCCAGTTTGAGCCGTATTAAATGTAATCTTAGTTTTAATAGTTGTATCTAAATAATTAGTATCATAATAATAATCAAAGCCAAACCTTAAAGGTGTACCTCCAACTGATAAAGAACGTATATTCTTAACATTAGTTACATCAATCAAGTATTCAGTAGCTGAACTTAAAGTAGGCGTTATAGTAGTTGTAGTTACCCCTCTATATGTTGTTGTAAATATATCACTATTTCGTAAAAAGTAAACTAACTCATTCCTTGCTTTCTTTATATCAATCATGTTAATAAGTGAATCCTCGCATTATTTTTTACAATATCAGGTAAATCTAAATGAAGTGCATTACGTATGAATGGATTTGGTCTTGTCCCTGGATGATGAACCTCTTTAACCACAACATCGTTTTTACCAATCTTAAAAGCCAAAGCTTTACCATTCTTAGGTTTAATTATATGGGGCAAAGTGCCATACTCAACGTATAAGGCATATTTCTTAGCAGTGATAGTAAAACCACCAGAAGAAGTAGGTTTGATTTGAATAGATTGTTTTAACATAGAAGTATCAACAGGACAACGCTCAACAATAGCATTAGTTAGATCATTAGCAATTCCTGCATACATAAGCTTAAGTCTATCTTTAAACTCAGACTCAGTCATAGTAATTACTTTCATTATACTCTTGATAATTGAGCAACCTGATAGAATGGAGTAGGACCTAAGTATCTTGTTTTAATTGTATTTATTTTAAAAGTAATACCATCATATACAATTTCAGAATCTTTAGCAATAGTAACCTCATTTTTAACAATAAGGACCGCATCTTCAGTGATAAGTAAACCGAATTTGTCTTGGTTATAGACATCTTCCTTCATGAACAAACAGCCTTTAATACCAACCGAGGCGTTATCCACTTTACTTTCATCAGCTGAATCATTAGCTAAAGTTTTAGTATTAGAAATATAAGACAAATCTTTCTCGTAATCTGTTAACATCACGTAAAACGGACTATTAGTAAAGTTTATACTCATTTGCAACCTCTTGGTTTATTTAGGCTCTTGCCATTTACTACTAGTACTAATATAATTCTGGAAGTTATGATTTAAATAAGTTTGTATATAATAAAAAAATTACACAAGACAGGATTTGAACCTGCAACGAAAGAGCTTCAGTTGCATAAGCGAGTTTTTAACACTCAGCTACTCTTTCACGAATGCCATACTTACGGCTTTCCTCTCCGTCCTCTTGTGTGTAAAAAGAAAGGGGGCTAGGAAACTAATTTTAAAAAGATACTACATGTATTCATGGTAAAAACCATAGCACCAAATAATAGAGTTGTTAAACAAATCCAGACTACTAAGGATTAAGCCCCCAATAAGAATTAAATTAATTAGTATATAAAGGTTCAGGTGTAAAGTATCTTTCACCCTTATACTTGCCTAAAAAAATCTCTTTTTTATTAATAATACTTCAAACTATTAGTAGTTGGTGGTTCAAAATGTCTTTTTTTAATAAAATCGAAATATATATAAGTAACGTTACTAAACTTATATAAGATTAAAAACTTTCTTTATTGGCTGTTAAGAAAGACTAGTATTTTTATATAGGTTGGATTAATCAAAGTTGTCGGTCCAGATTAATTGAAATAGCCAAGGTTGGTTCAAATCCAACAGCCTATATCGATATTTTTTTATACACTTGAGGGCGGAGAGGAAAGCCGCTTAAAACAGAAAGCTCTAAGTACGTAATTATCTTTCGGGCTACAATTTGCCGTTCAAGAAAATTGGTTGCAGGTTCGAATCCTGCCAAGTGTAATCTTTATAGGGTGTTGGTGTAGATGGTGCTATTTAATAGTTATTAGTTGTGGAGTGTACATTAAATACTAATAATCATTGGAATATACATTCCAGACATAGGTTCGAATCCTGTGCGCCCTATTTTAGAAGAAGAAAGAAATTAAAAAATTAGAAACCAACATAAGGGTATCTTTTTAGACCACTCTTTAAACTCTCAAACATCTTAGATAAACCGTCAATAGTAGATTTAATATTAACATAAGCCTGACCAATACTAACACTACCCTCAGGTAAACTATAAGTACTAGGAGTGTTAAAAGTTCCACCCATCTGATTAACTAAAGTCTTCATAGCAGCATAAGTTCTAACAGCAGCTAAAACATCATGAGGAATATCCTCAACACCAAATAAGTAATTAATGGATACTGATTGTGGCTTTTTAATAAAATAGCTTAATTCACTAGTAGGTCCTAATAATAATTTACCTTCATCACTATAAATGTAAACAGAACTAGGAGTAACACTAGTCCCATTTACAGAAAGAGTAATTACATCAACTATCGGAATCCGTGTCATATATTGATAATCAAGACCAGAACCATCTATACTTTTATCGATAATAGGACTTTGACCAGACCAGAAAAACTCATACTCGCTAGTTACATCTGGAATAGTATCCCAGGATTTTACAGTTAAAGTATTTAAAACTATTTTCTTTACTAATCTTACTTGACCTTCTCCAACACCAGCTATAATTCTAACATAATATTTATCAGTATTAGTATAACTTGAAAAATCAATTGTAGAATCAACTAAAGTAGTTGCAGTAGCAGAACTAACCATGCCAGATTCTTTATTAGACAAATAAGTAGTAAATGTTTTTTTATCTATATATGTACTTGCCTCAATTATATTCTGTTTTACTACACTTTCTGATACCTCTGTTGAGCTTATACCTGCAGTTCCATAAACTTCATCAGTAGTTACATACATTTTTTAATACCTCTATTCAGCAACAGGAATACGTTTTTTATTATTATTTTGTTTAGCAGGAACATTATTAGTACTAGGTACTTTAACAGGCTCTGCTTTAACTAATGGACGCATAATTGTACCTTTTGCTAATCTTACTATTTCAACATTACCTGATACAGGATTAAATCGTTCAGTTTCAACAAATGTTTTAATTAACTGATATGGTGTTTTTACATCTTCAACAGTTTCAATTACTTGTTCATAACATCCTGTTTTATTATTCATTAATGGTTTATTTTCTTTTTTAAATCTCATAGTGTTTACCTCAAATATATATAAAAAATAATTAAAAAAATTAACTTAAGAACTTAAAGTCCAAAAGCCATAATAGTTCTAGCTTGATTATCAGTAGCTCCAGGGATAGTTATAGTAGTACTAAATGCAGTAGCATCTATTACAGAACCATCAGTAGAACCTGACACAAAACTGAAACAACCAGTCTGAAATAAAGAAGATACATCAATAGTATCACCATCATCCGCAGTAGCAGGAGTTACAATTTTTACAACTTTAAAACCATTAGTGAATAAATCACTCACAGTACAATCCGAAATTAATATTGCAGCCATTTTTATATACCTCTAAGCAGTTACACCGATACCAGTTATTGAAGAACAAAACTGAGGTGCACGTAATAATAATGTTTGATAAGACTTAAGTAAGAATACGTTAGTATCATCTTCATCAGGTTTTTCTTGGTACATCATATCCATTAAAACTCTCATTTCAACAATACTCATGTCTAAGAAATAAATAGCTCTTGAATCAACAGTATCATTTAAGTAACGAGATGGAATTAAAGGAATAACACCAGACATAGTATTTAAATTAATACTTGAGAAACCCCAACTTGTAACAACAGCAGGATTAGTTCTTTGGAAGTTTTGAGTTAAGATTTTAACTTTAGTCCAAGCACTTAATGAAGCGAAACTAACATTTGGTAAACCACCGTCTGATACAGCATTTTGAACAGCTGTGTCAATATCGTCTAAAGTAAGAACACCACCAGATTTTGCAACAGTATTAGTAGCACCCATTAAAGTAACAATACCATCAAACTCAGTACCATTAGGATTACCTGTAATACCAGAAGTTGTAGAATTTCCGTTAAAGAATAAATCTTCTTCTAATTCTTTCATAGCTCTTGCATGTAACAAAATCTCTTGTTGTTTAGAATTTGCAGCCATGATATCTTGGAAACCACCAATAGGGTTAGAATCATTATGACCAACACCCATTAATAAATAACCAGGTTGAGCAGCTAAAGACGGACCAGTAACTTTCCCTTTTGCATATAATAATTTAATAGAAGTACTTTTACGATCATATACGTTATCTCGTGCAGTTAATGAAGCACCTTCTGCAGCAGTGAAAGCACCACCTTTAGAAAGAATAACATTATAATCAGCAGTCATACCTTTATTAGTAACTCTTGGAGTCATTGCAACCGCAGGAGTTTGTTGTCTTGAATAATCTACAATCTTATCATCAACATAAACAGGAACTAAAGCATAACCTGCAGTACCAGGACCACCACTAGTAGTACTCTGTGCCTTTAAGTTAGCTACTTTCTTTTGATTTAAAGCTCCGTGAAAGGATTTTAAAGCTGAAAAAGCACCTGTTTTTTCGTGTGAATAAGATTTAACTTGACCTACTGTGAATGATTTGATACTAACATCGTTATAATTCACCTTATCAGGACAAGTTCCAAAAGATAAAGCATAATTTACTTCATCCTTAGATCCCATAATTTGTTTTGTATTCATTTTATTTACCTAAATTGTTGAAAGAGGACTATAAGAATTATAATCCTTAATTTCTTGTTTAGTATCATCGGACTTAGGAGTACTAATTCTAGATTTGAAAATAGGTTTTTCCATCAATAGGTTTAGTTTTTTGTTTTGAGCCTTCAAACTTGCAAGTTCTCCACGAATAGATTTAATTACTGGATTTGCACCAGAAAGTGGGTTAAAGTCTATTGTATCAATAGCAGGTTTATTTGAAGAATCATCCTTAGATCCATGAATTTGATTTAATTTGTCTAGCATTAACTGATTTTGTTCTCTCATCTCTTTCATCTCAGTTTGCATAGTTTGAAATTCTTTTAAAACGTCTAATTGATCTTTATTATCATTAGCGTCATTATTAGTATCTCCAGACTTATCACCTTCTTTAGCAGGAGGTTTAGGATCATCTACAGGAGGTTTAGTATCGCCTGTGTTAGCTGGATCATTATTTGTACTATCTGTATTATCAGTAGCATTATCTACATTAGACGCATCTACGTCTGGTTTTTTTGTATTATTATCATCTCCCATTTTGTTACTCTCTGATTTAATAACTGCTTTCATCACAGCATTAAAAGTCGCATTTTCGTTAATAGGTGCACCTGTTAAAGTAATATTAATTAAATCTAAGTCATGCACTAAATTAGTAGTAATTCCTTTTACAACTCTTGTAATAGTCTTAATAGGATAGAATGCTACACTGAATGAATGTAGAAACTTATCCGTAATAGAACCCCATAATTCATCAAACTTAGAAAGATTAGAATTAATTTCTGCTTTAACCCAAACTCCTTTTGCTCTACGTTCTGCAAATATAATTTTAGCAACAGGAATAGTACCTCTAGGGGTTTTCAATTGTTCTCCTGTTTCTTTATCAAACCAATCTCCATGATCTACATCTAAAGTGATTTTCTTTCCCTTTAAACCAGATAATATTTTATCTTGACCTGAATCAGTTATAACATCACCAACACTGTCTCTATCAACAGTTGCAGCATAACCTTGAATATAATATCTTTTCTTACCTTTTAATGTTACAACTTCTAATTCAAACTCTTCAGTTCTATAATTATAATCTTTCATTTTACACCCTCCTTAATATTCTCTACTTGTGCATATAACACTCTAGTTCTACAATTAGGGTGAAATGGACTAAGTTGAAATGTTACACCAGTCTTAGGATATATGAACTCAGCATCCATATTGATTGATTTTTCAGGAGTACCATATTTTTGATTCATATACACACAAATAGGACTAGTTCTAGTATCCATCTGAACAGATACATATTTCTTCAAACGTAAACCTGATTGAACTGCACCATCATAATGTGCTTGATTAAATACCCTATTATTCTCAGTAACCACTATGCGCTTTGCACTGGAAATAGAGGTGTCCATAACCTTTCTTACTCTTGCAGACATCTCACTTGCAGACTCTTGACCTGATATTCCTACCATTAACTGTAATTTTAGTTTACCGCGAGTTGTGTTATTCAACCCCTTGATTTCCTCTGCAACTATATCATAAGCATTTGTTAAAGAACTAGGCTCACGTGTGAAATCCATATTGAATTGAGTCTCCATTTGACTCAAACCTAAGTCATAAAAGTGTTTTAAAGTATCTTGAATTAAAGTTGAAGACACACTAAGAGAAATACCTTTAAGTAAATCTTCTGCTTGCTTCTCTAATTTCCCTTTAAGTTGTACTTTATTCATTTGATTTTTTTTAATAATTTGTTTAAGTTATTATCTAATTGTTTAAGTAAATCTTCTTCAAGATCAGTATTGTCAAATATATCTTTAACCTTACCTTTAACCTTAGCTTTCTTAGGATCGTCTTTATCTTTTGATTTGTCCATACCCTTTGGATTATCCTTAGAGTCATTCTTTACATCTTCTTTTTCACCAGAAGCATCCACTAAAGCTTGTTGTTGCTCTAACTGTTTTTGTTTACTTGCTTCTAATTTCTGTAAATCAATATTTTCTTCTTCTGCAATCATTTCAGCAGTTTTAATGCCCATAGTAATTTGACTTTGGAATAAAGTATGTTTTTTTATATCTTCATCAAGATCATATGTATTAAATGTAAATTGTAATCTAGGATCATAATAAGGAGTAATCTCAGCATTAAGTCTAGTTTGTATAATTCTTAAAAAAGGATTTGCAGCTTTCTTTACAAAGTTTCTATCAGCAGTATCAGAAGTTGATTTATTAGAATCCTCATAGATCCCCATATCCTCACTACTAACACCCATCTGACTCCACATAATACGAGTAAACCACTTTTGTTGATCTACTACATCCATGTCTTTAGGATTAACATTAAATGGTACAAACTTAGTTTCTACATTAACAACAGGAAATTTAAATCCTACTTTACGTTCAAATCCTAAGGCATCTTTAGTAGTTGCAAATGTTTGCATTTTATCTTGTACAACTTTACATTCTCCAGGATCAGCATTCAATAACTGTAATACACCTTCAGGCATATTATTATTTAAGAAAAAGTCTAAATTGTATAATGAACCATATCTAAGATTAAGTAATAGATCAGTAGCTTTGTGAATGATAGATCTCCCATATATATCATCAGGATCTACATTTTTCTGAAAACATATAATTTCATTCTTACCAAAAGGAATAGGCATAACAGCACCTACTACAGAATATTGATAATAAGCAGCAACATCAGCATAAGCAGAGTTATATTGTGCTTGCATTGATTCTCCTGAAAAATCATCAGTAGGTTTACCAAATATTAAAGTATTATCTGGAAATATGATATCTGATTTACCAGTAAAAACACCATGAATAGTAGGATTCCATAAAACATTAGCTCCATTAATAGGAATAATTTGTTGAGGTTCACCTTTAGCATTAAATACTAAATTCCAATATCCAGTGTTAATATCCATCATATCACGTACGATAGGTTTAACAATATCAATCCAACCAGCTTTTGCATCATTAGGATTATTAAGAAAGTCAATATATTTATCTCGTGTTTGTTCTAATTCAGGAGTCCATTTCTCAGTTTCATCCTTTAATTTAATGTTCCATTCACAAGAAGCAACAAATTCACTGATCCTATTAGTCACTGCATCAGCATAAGGAATTTTACCTAATGTTTGAAGCATAGCAGGATTGTCAGTTCTCGGGAAACCAAAAGGTGGCTTATAGAAAGTACGATCTTGAACTGCTTTGAACAATGAACCTGTTGTATTTCTCTCCCCAACATCTCCATACGAATTTTTAGTTTGTTTAGAAATATTAATAGATTCTTTACTTGAACCTGATTTTATTGTAGAATGTATATTGTTATATTTAAACATAGTGATAACTCCAATTACTAACAAACTACCACTAATACATTAATATTTTAAAAAACAGCATTTAAATAAGTTTTGGTAAAACATTAAAAAAATATTAAAAAATTATACTAATTTAGACTTCAACTCAGCTATAGCTTTAATTTGAGACTCAAAAAATACCTTTTCATCAACTAAAGCAGATTTATTTTCAGCATTAATTTTATGTGCATCTACTAATTGAAGATAATTATTAAGTTTAACTAACTTTCTAGCTTTAGCATTAAGTTTCTCACTATTAGCTATTACTTCCATTGCTTTATGTAAACTATCCCCTTCAACTAAAGGATTCTTCTTATTAAAATCATCTATTCTTTTGATTTGTATATTAACATTATCTAAACTATTCTCTACATTCTTAACAAATAAAGGTAATTTATCAGTAACTAATCTTTGAATTATAACTAAATCGTCATTAGTACAATAAACAGACCCATCTTCTAATTTAGAATCTTCTTTTGTAATTGTCTTCTTAGCACAGATTTTATTATCTTCAATATAAAACTCACTTACTTCACCATTATATTCTATTTTCATTTTTTAAACTCCTTGTACATCAACTTAATATGAGGATATACTAATTTACTCTTTCGATCTTCCTTAGTCAAGGTCTTATAGGATTCTTTAATTAAACTACCCCAACAAACTTTAACTAATTCATAATCTATTTTTTTATAATATGTTAAGAAACACATATATTCAATACAATTAAAAATATTCAATTTATTATCATCTGAAAAGCCACCTTCAATTCTTTTAAGTACTTCTATACTAATTGAATTAAAAATCTTATCATCACATACTTTTTTTACAGGATTTGATTTAAATAAGTTTTTTATGAATTTCACCGAGCCCCTCCTAAATTAAAATTTTCAGACATATAATATGGGACTTTAGGATCATCATTAGCTTCAACAGGCCTAATTCGCATAGCTTCATGGTCTTCAGTATTATCCTCTTCAACATTAAATAATTTTCTTACTGATTCATCATCAACAACTATTTTTAATTCTACTACTACACTATCAAGTTTTTTCTCTTTATAATAAATAGTTATATCTTTTGCAAAGTCTGATCCAGGAGTTATAGTTAGTTCATTCATGTTTAATTACCTCTAACTCTCAATGTACTCCAAGCGGCAGGATTAAGAACAATTAAAGCTCCTTGCTCAATATGCATAGCACCTTCTGTAATTAAATCTAGGGTTTGTGACGTATATTCAGAAATATGCACTGAACCACGATCTAAATCATAATAAGATAATGTTCCTTGTATATTACCAACTACTTCACCATCTATTAAATGATCAACTATTATTTGTTTTCCTAAATAATCCAATATTTTATTCATAATAAATCACCTTGTTTTTACATATATAAGTGTTTTGTTTAAAAAATTAAGCTAAATAATTTTTACGCCCGAGGGTTGATTTGCATAACACTAAAAAAGTAATGCTCGTTTAGTTTGTTTTAATTCAAACCACATCCTGAAGTTAAGTGCATCAGCAAAGTCCGGAGAACGCCCTAGAGCTTCTTTCATTAAATCCTTAGGTATTAACTGTAATGCTTGGTCCTTATCTAAATTATGCTGTTTAAACTGTTCTAACTCGCTTATAATCTCACGCTTAGTATCAGAATTCATATCTGCACTAATACGTATTTTATGAGTATTAACTAACTTAGCTAACATCCAAGCACATTGGCTTTTAAGGTTTCTATAGTTAGGTCTGAAATAATTATCATCACGCTTATGTTTTTGTTGTTCACTCTTAGCTACAAATGCACTAGAATTATTGATAAAACCTTTAATTCCTCTACAATGATCCTTTACAGGACCGCCAACACCATCTTCATCAACAATTACTTGAGATCTAGGTATTTTCTCAGTAGTACAAAACTCTTTGATCATATCAGTAGTAAATTTAGTTTTATCAGTAGTATAAGCTTGAGGAGTATTAGGATACTTTCTCCTATCATTTGAATAAGTTATAATCTTGTATAAATCTAAACCTCTCCAGAACATGAATACAGTCCTATCTTTACCTGATCTTGCTATATCTACAGTCATATACTTAGTATTATCTTCCTCTATAGTATTAGTCCATAGATCAATTATACTATCATAATCCATTAAAGTACTCTCATCATCATCATACTCAAAATTACCGTATAATAACCTTTGCTTATGTACATTCTCCAACTTGTGTAGATTCTCGATATAATGAGGACTTATGTGAGGATTATCAGTTACAAATGCAGGGATGAACTGTTGATAGGGTTTTAATTGTCCTGCCTTCCATAATAAATAGAAATCATAATATACCCAGTTCTTAGTAGGATTTGAAGCAATTAGTATTTTAGGAATTAAACCAAACTCATCTAATTTATATCTTATCCTAGACATTATAATATCTTTAGCCTTACGTGAGATCTGTGCAACTTCTTCTAAGAAACCGCCTGTAAACTCCATAGAACCAAGTCTATCAAAATTAGAATCAGCAGGATTATCGTGTAAATCTAATAAATATATCTCTGAGCCATTGAAGAATGTAATAATACCATCTTTAAGATTAATATTGTAATGACCATCTTTAACTACGCCCCAAGCTTTACAAATATCTTTAAATGTATTATATGTTGATTTAAGGATACTATTAAGTCTGTCTCTGCCTATAAACCATCTAGATTCAGGATATTGTAAACAGTTCTTTATTATCCAACAACAAGCCAAGTAGGTTTTTCCTCCACCCGCTAGGCTGCCCCGCCATAAAATACTTCTGTTGTGATATCATCGTGTAGATAATTCCACGCTTTAAGTTGTTTTACAGTGGGGCTAAAATTAATGGTTAACATTGTCTCACCCCCTTAGTTAAATAAGAGTATCTTCGACCTAATAATATGTCTTTAATATGTCCTCTTGATACATTATATAATTTTGCAATTTCTCTTTGCAACAAACCATTCTGTCTTAATTCAAATATTTTAGGAATATCTGCAGGAGTTAATTTAGTATAATTTCTAGAAGGGGTCTGTAATTTTGTTTTAAATGCGTGTAACATGTTTTCACTTTGAGATACCCATTCCAAATTAGTACTATAATTGTTAGCAGGGTTGCCATCAATATGATTTATTTGAGATTTATTATCTATATTAGGTATAAAATGCTCAGCAACCAACCTATGAACTGTAAATCTCTTAGTTATACCTTTATGTGATAATGTAACTCTATTGTATTTTTTGGATTTACCCGTTTTATCAAATTTAAGAATACGAGGAGTAATTTTATGTAAACTTACAACTACGCCGTTAGAACCTATTAAATAATTATTAAAACCTTTTACAGGTTTAAAGTTAATAGTAAGGGTTATTCTTTATCCTCCAACTTAGGCATTACTAGATTAAAGTTAAATGATTGTTCAACTGTGTTAATGTTAATATCTGTTTTATCTTTAGTACCGTGTTTAGTCTTATGTAGTTCTAATAGGCTTTTATTCACTTTCAATTTAAAATTAGGATCATCTACAGAGTGTTTAAGTTTGATTAGATTGGAGGCCATGTTCATTTCAGACAATTCAGAATCAGTCATAAAGTCTAATAACTCTTGATATTGTGCATCTAGGACCTCTCCTTTAGCTACTTTCTTCTTAATTTCTCTAAGTCTTGCAGCTACTTTTTTACCGATAGATCTAGTCTTTCCCCCCATACTTCTTATGGCTTGTGCCTCGTTATGTGGTCGTGTTGATATGTCCACTAAATCTTTCTTAGTCATAGTCTCACCTTTTGCTTTTTAAATATTGAATAAATTACCTCATTTGAGAATTAGTCTCGGGGCGTTTTAAGTTTTGCGATAAACTTCATCAATATGTGCTTTTACTTCAGCTTCCCATTCCTCAAAACTTGGAACTTCGTTTTTAATTTTATTTAAAATATATTGATATACTGAATAACCTTCATGTAAGCTTTCTGGATACGCTCCTTCTTCCTTGTCATAGTTCATACATAATTCTCTTACTGTTTCAAGTGTTATTTCGTTCATTCTTCGTCCTCTTTAATTTCTGTTATAAGTTGTTTTGCTGACTCTCTAGGATATCCCATAGCCATTAATCCTTGTTGTATAGCGTAATATATTGATTCTAGGTCTTCTAGGTCCTTTACTTCATATTTAGTATTATTGTTTTCAAATAGTAATTTCATATTAAACCTCCTATAATACTTATATCAAAACAACCTATAAAAAATAAACATACTAATACAAATATCAAACAATATACTGCGTACTTAGAAAATTTATAATCGAAAAAACTAGGTTTAGGTTTCTCAATACCTAAATAAGCATCAATACGATCAAAAGTAGTATCTTTAACATTTTTTTCAAGTTCTTTAGCCAAAAGCAACAACAATACAGCAGGGATTGAAAGAAGTATCACAATACCTATTAGTATTTCATTCATCAGAATACCTCTGTGTTAATCTAATGGTGAATACAAGAATAGAAATAGAAAAAAAGAAAAAAGAGAATGCAAGAATAAAAGTATAATAAGAATGATTTAATATATAATTTAGAATTGGGGTTATCATTTTACTACTAATACTAATTTGATTGGAAATGGGGGTTACCCCCCTACAACCAAAGTCTACCAGAGGACTTCTCCTCCTGCTTCTCACGTGTCTTAAGCCACTCCGCCTACTCTTTTCACCTTACGGCTTCTTTAGTCTGCTTCTGTCCTATTGCTAGGGATTGTATTTGCTTAAGCTAGTCCGTTTCAATTTTACTATCCACGTTCTACTATTATTTCTAATTAGGTTATTTAAATATGTTTTGTTTAGAAAGAAAGAATTAAAAGAATTAACGTGCATTAAATAAAAGAAAAATTATTAATA